TCACATTAAATTTTTAACAGCAACTCTACGATAGTAGCGGTTGGTGTTAACATTAAGTCTTCCAAGACCCTGGGTAGTACCCTCAGCGAATGGGTTTGCAACCATTCCGTAACGGGTCTTAAAGCCGATCTTAGGCTGGAAGCTGTTCTCACCAACGGCACGTACCATTTGGAGAGGAACATATGGGCAATAGAAGAGACCAGCGTCATAAGGTGAAGAACCCTTATAACCAACAACATAGTACTGGTTACCACCGGTAGGAGCTGCGTTACCAGTAGTTAGGTTAGCAGCATATGGGTCAATGTAGACACGGAATTTGCCCATCAGAGTACCAGCAAAAGTATTGCCAGTGTCATCAACATTGAGGTTAGCGTTGAGTGCAGGGGTGTAATCAAGAACACCAGCCATTGTCAGTGCTGAAGCAACGTCAGCAGAGCAAAGGACGATGTTGCCCTTCCCGCGACGAGTTCTCTGAGCAATTGCGTTCGCATCTCTTTCGATTTGGAACAGCAGACCCTTGAACTTCTCAACTGACCAACGACCGTTGGAATCAACGTCAAGGTCAAATACACCAGCGGTTGCAACGTTTTGTGATGCACCCTTCTCAGCGGTCAGATAAATGGTTCTGATAACTTCGCGGTTGATTTCAGCAAGAATCTCAGTTGAGAGAATGTTTGCTAATTCCGCTTCAGCGTTCAGACCGTGAATTGCCTTAAGGTCCTGAGCGAGCTCAAGTGAGTACTCAGCCTTCAGTGCGCGTGACTTAGCAGTAACAGTGACTTTCTCGATTGAGAATGCCATCTGGTTAAATTCATTACCAGAAGTTCCGTCACCAAGTGCTTCGGAATCACCTGTAGTCATACCCTGACCAACGTTATAATCAGTTGCAGCAACTGAAGAAGCGTTTAGGACAGATGGGTTTGTTCCTGACTGTGCAGTTGTACCAATACCTGAACCAGGTTGTGAGAAATCACTACCGATACCGGTATTGAATCCAGAGTCAGTACCCGAGAATGCTGAATCAACTTCGTTGTAGAAGGTTTCAGTTCCGCTTTGAGTGGAGTAACGTGAGCGCATTGCAAAAATGAGTCCAGTAGGACCGCTCATTGGTTGAACACCTGCAACGTCATAGGCGATCAGATTAGGCATTGAACGTCTGATTAGTGAAATCAGAACGGGGTCAAAACCTGCAGTAGGACCACCAGCAGCAGCTGCTCCGCCGAATGCACCCTGAGCACCAGCAGCGTTACCGCTGTTGGTTGGGGATTCCATCAGCATTGACATTGAACCGTTTTCAAATGCTGATTGCTCTCTTAAAAATCTTTCTTGGTTTTCTAACAGGACAGCGGTTACCGCTCTACGATGCGAATCTTTGATTGAATCAAGACCCTCATAGTTGAGGAGAGGTGCCCACTTTTCCTGCAGATGCTCGTTGTTGAACATTTGCGTTTACCTTTGTGAATGTTTGCGTTTGATTAATGTTAAATTCAGTTTCTAGCAACTGCCTTAAGAGTCTGAAGATAAGCAGCCATTGTACCCGAAACAGATTCGGGTGAACTGTCTACTTGCTCTGACAGACTTTCAGGTTTTGCTTTTGGAGATTTCGTGCTAGAGAAATATGAATCTCTAAGCATCTCCAGTTTTTCACGATATTTTGCTTCACTTTCAAACTCAACACTTTCGGCAAGTGAAGCGAGCTTGTCTTTCTGAGTAGCAGCAAGGCCCTCAGAGACTTTTTCAAAGATTCCTTCGGCAACCGACTCTGCGAGACGCTTGTTTAGGGAAACGTTCTTCTCAATTTGCTCGTTGAGTTTTGTTTCCATATCATCAAGTTTTTCTACCATACTATTAAGAACATCATATTTATCTTCAGGGATTGTTACATAATGTGCTTCAAAAAGTTCCTTCATTCCTGAAAGGAATGATTCGGTCATTTCGGTCTTAAGACCATTTTCAATGACGAGTGCATTTTCTTGCATCCACTCGTCAGCAACGTACTCAAGGTAAGCATCAACACGCTCACTGAGAGTAGACTTAATTTCTTCTACTTCTTCAGCAAGTGCTTCTGCATATTGCTCTTCAAGATTTTCTTTGATTTGAGCAACTTTTGAAACTAGAGCAGCTTCAAAGATAGTACGTGCCTTTTCTTGAAACTCTTCGGAGAGTTCTTCGCCAGAAAGAAGAGCATTTACATCCTCTTCAATATCAAAAGACTCTTCCATTTCCTCTTCGTCTTCTTCTTCCTCTTCGTCTTCTTCCTCTTTCTTACCTTCTTTTTCGTGCTTAGCTTCTACGATTTCCTCTTCAGTCTCTTCTTCAGTTTCTTCTTCAATCAGGTCTTCGTCTTCGAGTTCTTCTTCCTCTTTTACACCCTTCATTGCTTCAGCAGGCTTAGCACCCTTGTTTACAACATCCTTAACTTGCTTAAGGGTTGTACCTGGGGTCTTCAACTTTGCTGAATCATCATCTGCACGATAGTTGGTGGGATCTGGTCCACCAAGATCTTCCCATCCTCCAGTTTGTCCTGGTGTTGAACCAGACAGATGTGGCATTGCATCTGCTGCTTTAGCGTTTGCGTTAACAGCAGTTTTGGATTGCTTAGTGCCTACTTCCATTTCTTGTAAATCTCCACGAGACATTTGAACTCTCCGATTTTCCTGTAGTAAATCTATATTTATTTATAAATTAAGAAATTACAATGAGTTTAAAAACTCATTGAATAATGATAACTTGTATTCGTCAAGAACACCTTCATCAACGAGAGTATTTATTCTACGTTTTGTATTCCCTGCAACTTTCTCTCTTAACATTCCACCATCCCATACCCACTCTTTACCTTCCATAATTCCCTCAACAAATGCATCAGGTGCAGATGGGTCAGCAACAATATCAGCAGCGGTTGCAAGCATAAAGTCTTCACCAACCTCAGTAAATCCTTCACGAGTTGGTTTTACTGATCCAATACCACGGGAAGAAACACCAAGAGTTACTCCTTCTTTGAGAAGTGACTCTGCAATCTTACCCATTGGGGTAGAAAGAATTTGTGCTTTACCAATAAAATTATTCCCCTCTCTTTGAAGAGAAACAATTTTATGAGAAACTCTATCAAGGTTTACTGTAGGGCCATCTGGATGACCAAGTTCTCCAAGAGCACGACCCTTGTTTACATATTGTTCAGTATAACGCTTCACTTCTCTTTCCATTACAGGCATACGATACATTCTACCGTTCCTGTTTACAACTTCAGTTTGTAAAAATGGTCCTTGAATATAAAGAGTTTTTTTACCGTTTATACTTTCGGTAATAACTTCTACCGATTCAATTTCTTCTGTGATGAGTTTCATTATGCTTGATTGGTAATTTGTACTTGCTGATAATAAAGTGCTCCTGCTCCTACTCCATAAGCAGAAACTTTATTTGATGCAACAACAGTTGCTTCTGTAGAAGAAAATGCAGTCACAATGCCACTAGAATTATAATCAACAGTCATTCTTGTTTGATAATATCCACCAACGTTCGAAGTTGTATCAACTGAAACTACTCTTTGGTGAGTAAAGTTATAATATGACTGTCCACTTGCAGTAAGAGTTACATAATCACCAACACCAAAAGGAACTTGAGTTCCCTCCGGAACTGTAACAATCGTTGTAGTTCCTGTTCTAACTCCAACAACTCTATTAGATGCTTTTGTCAAAGCAATTGTTGCAGGAGCATTTGCAAGGACATAGTAATCAGCAGCAGTTGCAGAAGGGGTTGCTCCCACAGAAATAAATGCTGCGCCGGTTGCAACAACTCTCAAAGTGTCTGATTGAACAGTAAATGCTGATGATGTGGTAGCAGTTCCTGCACTAAATGCAAATGATGAACCTGCACCAACTGGTCTATGAGTCATTATTTTATTTGATACACTTTTAGTTATTTATAAATTCACAATTATAACATATTTTATACGGATACCACACTCACAATAACTGATGGTATTGCTGGAACCACTCCATTTATGGAACGTGCCTTTAATCGTATATTACTGTCTGTTGCACTTATCATAAGTTCGTAATAATCATTTGCATTTGATTCTACTACGAAGTTCCATGCAGCAACAACTTCAGAAAAAGTTCCCTGAACTGCTAGTTCTGTTGCACTATTTGGAACATCTAATCCATTTTTTCTTAACCATATGTAAATATGAGCACCAGCAGCAGTAACTTTGTCTATCTGCAAAGAAAACTGAATATTATAAACACCACTATTTGCAATAACAATATGAGAACTATTTGCTATTGATACTTGATTTGAAAGGTCTGTTGTGTTTAGTCTAACTGGTTGGTGAGTATTTACTCCAACCATTGTTTGTATTGTAGTATCAAAGAAGTTACCATAGTATCCAGTAACTATGCCACTTACATTTCCAGAATTTATATTGACAAATTCAGCCTTATTTGATGAGGAATCCCATTGTAAAAATTTTGAATTATAAGCA